AAGATAAAAATTAAATTTATTTTGAACTTAAAGTAAGATAAAAATTAAATTTATTTTGAACTTAAAGTAAGATCAAAAAAAGTCATTGCACCTATACCACCAAGAATTTGAGCAGCAACATATGGAACAAAATCAGCAACAGGGAGAGATTTATTTAAAACCATCATTGTTGATACTGCAGGATTAAAATGTCCTCCTGATACTGCGCCACCAAAAGCAATTGAAGCAAAAAGACCTAATGCAATTGCAATACCTGAAATTGGTGTTAACCATGACCCTTTTGCAGTAGCTTGAAGAATAACGCTTAAAAAAAGAAATGTACCAATAAATTCAACAATATATTTTATCATTATATATATATATATATATAACATATTTTTTTTTAATAATTTTATAATATATTTTATTATAAAATTATTTTATTATATATTTTATTATATAAATTATATAAATTATTAGATATTTTTAAAAATAAAATATATAATAAAATAAATAGAACATAATTAATCTATTTTTTTTTTATAAACTAATAGCATTTTCTAAATTTAAATCCCAAATTTTTAAAGTTATATATATATATATTATAAATATAATAACACTTTTTTTTTATAATTTAGCTATATATTTACCAACTTCACTTCTACAACATGGACATAAATGACTATGATCTAGAAACCATGGATCAATACATTCTTTATGAAATATATGATTACATTTAACATGTCTAACGATATCTTGATCATTAAAATTTAATTTACAAATTGTACAATTATCATTACATTCTTTAATTGATTGATCAATTTCTATAAAAGGTTTTAATAATATTGTATCAAGTTCTTCTTGATTTAAAACTAATTTAACTGATTCCATATTTTGTGTTATTGGAATATTAATAACATTAAAAAAATTATGTACTACATTTGAAACAATATTATCAATACTTCTCATACGATTAAAATTTAATATAATATTATTACGAATAATATTTTCACAATTTTTAAATTCATCTGAATCAATATCTATTTCTTTAATTATTATTAAATAATTAATAATTCCATAATATATATCATGTAAATTATATTGATGAGATAATAATCTTAAAATCATATATTTATAATAATCATTTATATCATCATCCCATTGTAATAAATATGGAATTGTATCATTCATTAATATGTTAATAAATTCTGTATCATAATAAGATAAATAATTAGTATCTTCAATATTTAATAATCTAATTACATTATTTTGTGCATCATTATTTTGTGCATCATTATTTTGATTATCATTATCTTGATCATGATTATCTTGATCATCATTATCTTGATCATGATTATCTTGATCATCGTTCTCTTGATCATCGTTATCTTGATAATCGTTATCTTGATAATCATTATCTTGATCATCATTATATTGATCATTATTATCTTGTTGATTATCTTGTTGATTATCTTGTTGATTATCTTGTTGATTATCTTGTTGATTATCTTGTTGATTATCTTGTTGATTATCTTGTTGATTATCTTGTTGATTATCTTGTTGATTATCTTGTTTATTATCTTGTTGATTATCTTGTTCATTATTATCTTTTACTTGTTCATTAAAAACTTCATTATTAATAGGATTTTCTAATTTAATTATATTTTCCATTTATATATATATATATATATATATAATATTAAAAATATAAAATTCAATTTTTTAACAATGCAATTGCGTTAATATAAATGAATATAAATGAATATTATTTAATATAAATAAAATAAATATTAATTATATTTATAATTAGTCCAAGTTATTAGATTAATTATGTTTTATTTTTCTTAATTATTAATGGTACTTGTAAATTAAATAACTTCAATTATTTTCTTTTTTCTACCTCTTTTTTTCTTTTCAATATTAATTTCTATTGAATCAAAATCTTCAATATTATCTAAATTAATACTAATATTTGTTTCTGAAATATCAATCATATTTTGTTTAAATAATTCTGTATTTGCTAATATATTTTCATCGATCATAATATATTTTGCATTAATTAATTTATTTTTAAAAAGAATAGTATTTTCTTCTGATGTAATAATATTAATAAATGGTTTAATTTTTTTAAAAATTTTATCTATAGTAACTATTGAAATATCAAAAATTTCAGATATTGTTTTTTTTTGTATATCTAAATTATTATCATATGAATATATTAATACTAATCCTGCAACAATTGATGATGGTTGATGATTTGAAGCAATTGGTAATTTAGATATATTTATTGCCATATTTGTTATTTTTTCTATTTGTTCTTTATTTAATTTTAATTTATAACAAAATCTATCTATAAAATCATTACTTGATGTTGTTGATATTGTATTAACAATATCATTTTTTTTCATTAAATCCATAAATTTTCTACATCCTTTTGTTATTGTTTTAATTGATGTTTCAAACATATCTGCAATCTCTTTAATGCTTCTTGAATATCCTTGTTTTTGTGCTGCATAATATACTGTTGCGCCATATATACCCTTGCGATTTTCACCTCTAATTATAACATTTTTATTTTTTTTTTCTTCCGTATCATATTTTAAATCATGAATTTGTTTATATAATATTTTAACAAGATCTATTACTGCTTTAGGTAAATTAATTTTTCTACAAACTTGTTCAACATATCTTAATATCTCTGATAATGATCTCTCTTTATATGGCATTTGATTCCAGTTTTGTAACATTTTTAATACACTATAATTTTTACCTGCTATTGTTGTTCCTAATGATGATTTTGGTAAAAAAAAATTTGTTATTGCACCACATCTTACTGAACCTTCACTTTTTCCATCATCATAATTAGACCATTCGGCATTTTCATCAAATGTTTGGTTTGTACATAATCCACAATCTAAACATTTAATACATCCTTTACTTTGATCATTAACTAAGTTTAAACTATTACAATTAATACATTGGTTTTTATCTATTTTAGAAATAGATTTTTCATTTATATTTTCTAACATATTCCATATATCATCATCGTCCAAAATTTCAAAATCAGTTATCATTAAATAAATTATTATATGTAGTTAATCTATTAAAAATTCAATTATTTACTATATATAAATATATATTTAAATATTTAAAAAATTGAATTATTCAATTATTTAAATATATATATTAATATTATATTAATGTCTAAAGAAATATCAATTAAAATAATTGAGAAAAAAAAATCAATTAATAATTTATCTTCTAATTGTTTAAAAATTAATTTATCTGGTTCTGATATCAATTATGTTATTGTTAATACTTTAGTTAGAGTTGGTTTAAGTTTAGTTGGATCATATGCTTTTAATCCGGAATTTATAACTATTGAAAGAAATACATCTATATTTAATAATAATAAAATGAAGTTAAGATTATCAAATATTCCAATTATAAATAAAATTTACACAGAACCAATTGTTAATAATACAGATGAACTAATAGATAAATGTTTAGAATACGAGATACTTGCAAATACATCTATTTTTAAAATGAAAAAAGATAATTTACAAGAATTAGAAGATATAAATAATAAGAAAAAAGAATTGTTAAATAATTTACATATGCATATTGAAGCTAAAAATAGGACAAATGAAATTATGAATGTTACAACAAATGAAAAATTTACATCATTTTATTTAAATGATAAAAAGATTCCAGATATATTTCCAAAAGAAATATTATTGATAAAATTAAAACCTGGTGAAGATTTTATTGGAACTGCTATTGCAGATTATAATATTCCAATGATTAATAATATATATAGTTCTGTTAGTGTTTTATCATATGAAGAAATTAATGATAATGAATATAATATTTATTTAGAATCACAAAGACAAATTGAAGAAGAAGATATTATTAAGAAATGTTGTAAAATTATTATTAATAAATTAAATCATATTAAAGAAATTATTCTAGAAAAATTACAAAATATTAATAATGAAGATGCAGAATATGAAGCACAAATTAATATTGAAAATGAAAATCATACATTAGGAAATTTATTAACTAGAGCTATACAAGATAATAAAAATATTTCTTTTTGTGGATATAAAATAGATCATCCATTTATTAATGAATTAACAATTAAATATAAAACAGAAGGAAATAAATTTTCAAACATATTAAAAGATGTTATAAAGAATCAAATAAAATTATTTGAAAAAATTGCTTCTAAATTATAAATTTCTTTTTTGAGAAATATCTATTTTATAGATAATATTAGATTTGTCATTTATAAATGATATAGTCATAATATTATCTATTATTTCATGAATAGTATAACCAATATCTGCAAATGCAAATCTTGTCTGATATATTTTATGTACATATCCTGTTTTTGAACCTGCACCTGATATTATATAGTTAATTCCTGAATCATATAAATGTTCTAAATTATGACAATGACCACAAATATATAAATCAACATTATATTTAATAAATAAAGGTTTTAAAATAGATATTAATTCTTTATTAGATGAATGATAACCAGCACTATATAAATTATAATGACCAATTACTATTAACCAATCAGCATTTGAATTTTTTAATTGATATTCTAACCATTCTAATTGTTTTATTTTAGATTCTCTATTAATATTATATTTAGTTAAACTATTTTCACCAATTAATGATAATGATGTCATTAGAGCTAATTCTACTGTATCTAGAGCAATAATATGAAGATTTTTATCATTAAATTTATAATTAATAGAATAATATCTTTTTGGCATAGTCCATCTATTATCTTTTTTACTTAAATAATAATCTATTTGTGCGTGTGGATTTCCCATATAGTCATGATTCCCTAAAATAGAATACCATGGACAGTATAAATTTTTTCCAACAAATACATTATTATAATATGATAACCATTTATCATCATTAATATCTTTAACACCATTAGGATAAAAATTATCTCCTAAACTCAATATAAAATCAGGTTTTTTAATATAACTCATCTGATCCATAGAATCACTAACTTTTAATAAATTATCATTTAATTCTCCCCAATCTCCTATTGTATAAAAAATCATAATATAATATTATAATATATTATGATTTTTTATATAAATATTTAAATATTTAATTATATTTATATTAAATGTTTAATATAAATATTGATATACTTAATACTTCATTATTAATATTTTTTATGTATATAAATTATAAACTTGATATGTATTATAAATTAATGAATGATTTAGAAAATAAATACAAATCATTAAAAAATGATATTAATGACATATTTACAAATGAATTAGATGAAAAATATAATAAATTAATAAATGATATTAAAGAAATACAAATAAATTATGATAAATTAAATAATAAAATATTAGAAAATGAAATTAAAGATTATGGTTATTAATTATTTTATTAATAAAATAATTAATCTAATATAACTAAATAATACCATTTATCATTAATCATTTTATTTTTAATGATAAAAATGTAATATTACCAAAGAGAATCCAATTAATATATTCAGATAAGATAGATAAAATATTACAGAAAAAATTTAATAAAATTGATAAATTATTATATTTAGATTTTTATGGTGTTACTGATTTATATGATATATCTGAAAAAATTCCATCTAATATAAATGTATTATTTCATATATTGGAGGGAGTAAAAGAACATTTGGAAATACAGTAAATCATATTGTTTCTAGAATACAAACAGGAGAAATAAAATTATTTTATAAATTGTAAATAAATATATTTTTTATACTAAATTACAATATTTTACTTTAATTTTATATCAATAAATTTATTGATATATTAAATTTAAAATTTATTAATATAATAAATTTTAATTATAAAATAATAGTCTAATAATAATTTTTTTTAATTAATTTTCAATTTTTTCTAAAAATAAATCTAAATATTTTTTATAATATTTATTTGATGGAATAATTAAATCAGTTTCATTAATTAAATGATACATTGCTTTTAATAAATTTACAAATTGTTCAACTGTTAAATGTTTTTTTAAATGTGTAATCAAATTATCCGCAGATTTAATAATTTCTTTATTAATTAAATTTTGTAAAATTGAAATTTGTTTTCTTAACATCTGATATTTATAATCTGTTAATTTTTTATAACATACATCATTTTTTTTTATATATGTATGTGTTTGATGATTAAAATCTGTAAAATATAACAATAAATTATATAAATTTTCTGCTGTTCCTTTAAACAATAAATTTATTAATCCTGTAATATCAACATTTTTTTTATTTAATGTAATTTCTTCTACAATATTTTTTTTTAATTTATAATCTGTAATTCTGAATTTTGGATTATTTTTTTTATATATATCTAAATAACATAACCATGAATTTGGATAATTTGGATTCTGTTCTTTTTCTAACCAATAATTATCTGAATGAATCTTACACATATATATTTTATTATCTAATTTATTTAATCTTTTAACAAGAATTCCTTCACAATATGAACTATTTGTTAAAAAAGATGATGCACTTTCTGAATCTGTAAATATTAATGGATAATTAATATTTGGAATTTCATAATTAATTAATTCTTGAGTTTCTTGAATTCTTGTAAAAACATGAAATAACATTTTATATTCTGGACCAAATCTTTCTGTATAATCTATAATATTTTTATTTTCATGATGAACTAGAACAAAATAATAATTTAAATTATTATCTAAATTTGATAAAAATTCTTGCCTATTCATTTTTAATGAATTAAATAGACATTCATCAAAAAACATTCCAAAAGTTCTTTCTTTATTGTAAAAAAATGAATTATCAATATTTCCACATCTTGAAGTTGTTAAAAACCATTGTCCTTCATGATGAAAAACAGAAATTAATGTTCCTTCATATGATTCTTCAAAAGAATCTCCAGATTCATAAATATATTGTTCTGTTTTATAATATTTAATATTATCATGTGTATATGATAATATTTTTGGAATAGAATTTTCATTAAATTTAATAATTATAGATCTACACTCATTATATAATTGATCATCATTTTTGTGTTGATCAATAAATTTATTATAAATTATATATATATTATCAGAAATTTTTTTAGTATAAATTTTATTATAATAATTTTCATTTAAATATGTTTTAAAATCAATATATGTATGTGTAGTATTTAAAATATTATTAATTGTAAATTGTAGAGCCATTTTAATGATATATTATATATTATACTTTTTAAATATATAATATTCAATTTTTTTTCATATTCAATATTATAATATTTATGCATATTGATAAAATTGATGATATATTAGAAAATATATTAGATTCAATATTTGAATTATTAGTTAAAGATAATCTTAAAAAATATTCAATTGAAAATATTAATTTATTGGTTAATAATATACTTTTAAAATATGATAAAGTTTTTTTTGTTAAAAATGAATTAGAAAATATAGGAGATATAATAATTAAATTACTTAATAAATATGTATATATATATACATTTATTCATATTCAAAAAAATTTTAAAGAAAATGAATTTATAGATTTTATTATGTCATTTAAATTTGATTCTAATTTTAATTCTAAAATATTATTTATTAATAACATTTTTTCACAATTAGAATTTATTATTAAAAATATAGATAATATTAAAAATAAAAGTATTAAAATAGATATTGATAATTATATGCAAACATTAAAAATTTATGAAGAAATTGGACCAGATATTATTAGTGATTTTAAAAATATTAATATTAAACATAATATTTTAAAATTTATAATATATAAAAAAATATATTTAATAGAAGATAAATTAGAAATTTATAAATTTTTAGAAACTGAAGAATTAACACATTTAGAATATAAATATATTGAAATTGTAGATTCTAATATAGAAGTAATTGATTATTCATCTATTGAAAATTTATTAAAAGATAATAAAAATGAATTTGTTGAAACTATATATACTATGTTAGTCATCCAAGATGATACTAGTAATAAATCATTAGATTATAAAATAAATGAATTATTTAATAAAAAAATAATTATTCCAATAACTGATGATTTTTTAAGATATAATAAAGAAAATGAAAAATATGATTCTGGATTAACTAATATAGAACAAAATGTAAGAACAAATAAAAATGATAATACTAAATTAAGATATATTATATCCAAAATTAATAAAGTAATAGATTATTATAATTTAAATAAAAAAGAAGATATATTTTATCAACCATTAGCAAATAGAAAAGCTATATTAATAAATGATTTAGAAGAAATGAATATTATAAAAAAGATATATAATCAAGGAAAAATACAAAATAGTCAAAATGAATATTTAAATGAATTATTATCATTTAGAACATATCCATATATTAATTTTAAAGATTTTAAACAAAATGGATTTTCTTTGAAAACAAATAAAACTATTGAAGCTATTCGTTATACTAATTTAGAATTTAAAAATGACCCTAAATATAATTATACATTGAAAAATAATTTAGAATGTAGAGTTATTCCAAGTGATTCTATTGCAAATATTATTGGAATAGCTATACCATTAGAATCTCAATTATTAACAAATACAATAATAAGAGACCATGATACTATAATACAATGTATTTTAACGAAAAATACATATGATATAAAAAAAAATAATATCATGAATACAGTAAATTTAATAAAAAATCAAATATTAAATACAATTAAATATAATAAATTACCATATTGGATATTTAATAAAGAAATTGACAAATTACATAAATTTAGAGAAATATATAATTTTAATCAAGATGATTATTATAAATTTTTAATTGGATATATTTATGATGAAATTTCTGTAATAACATTTGAAAAAATTATTAATGAAATAAATACAAATAATTTTGAGTCATTTTATAAATCTTTTAAAATGATATCTAAAATACAAAATAAATTATTAGATTTAAATCCAAATAATTATAATTATATTTATTCTTATATTTTTTTAAATAAATCTACATTTTTTAAAGATGAATATGATTTACAAGAAGACAGAATACCTGGTATAACTATTAAATTATTAAAAATTCCAAGTTTTCCCCCAATGCCTAAAAAAGCTAATATTATTAATATAACATCAATAGTAGATAATGCTTCAGATGAAGATTTTTTAAATGATAATACATATTGTCAACATAATATAACATGGGATAAAATTACTACTTTAAGAAATAAATTCCCTAATAAATTTAATCAAGCATTATATGATTTTATTAAACATTTTAATGTTATTGAAAATGCAGATAAAGATTTTATATGTTCATCATGTTCTGAAGTTATTAATTTAAAGAAATATATTAATGATTGGACATCATCAACAGAAGAAGGTATTGCTTTATCATTATCATTAAATACTAAATTAACAGAATTACCAGAATATGAAAAATATATTAAAGTAATTGATAATTTAGATAAAGTTATTGAAAAAATCTGTTCAGGATTAAATTTTTTATCATTAATTGGGAATAAACCCCAAATTAAAATAAAGAGACAAGAAATAATTAAAATGTTAATTGATTTAATTAATATTCAAAATGAAACTATGAAAGATTTAAATATTACAGATAGAAAAAATAGATTAGAAATGGCAAATAAAAAATATGGTATAATTAAAGAATATTCTCAATTTTTTTTATTTGAATTAAAAAATGATATATTTATCTATTCATCAAAAGATACAGATAAATTTAAAAAACCAAAAATTAATAATATTATGACTTATATAATTTTATTATTAATAAATGAAATTAATTTATCTTTAATATTATATTTTCCAGAAGATAAAATGTTAAATTATTTTATTTTTGATCGTTTAGGATTTAATTTATTTGATGGATTATTAATTAGAATTAATTCATCAAATGATGTATCGTATATTAAAAATTATAAATTATTATGTTATGTTATATATATATTATCAGGTATTTTATTAAAATATAATTTATGGTTCAGTGATTTAAATGCAAAAAAAGGTATGATAAATCCAACAGATCAAAAAATAATAATAAATACATTAGTAGATCTATTAAATTCAATATTAGAAATTAATACTACAAAAAATAAAAATTTTTTATATGAAATGTTTGCATCAAGATTCTTTTCAAAATTGAATCAAGTTTATTCTAAAAAAGTTTCATCTGATGTCATAATAAAATTAGATAATATGAGTAAAAAAAAAATATCTATAGTTGATAATAAAAAAATAATATTTAAGACATCTAAAAACATAATAAATACAACTATAACAGGACACTATGAGAAAATTGATTTTGGAAATTATAAATGGTTATATAATAAACCAATATTTTTTTTTAAAAAAATTAATAAAATATTAACATTAACTCCTAAACAAATTAATGAATATCAAAATATTTTAAATGAACAAACTTTAATAAAATATTTTAAAAAATATAATTTAGATACATCAATGAGATTTGATATAATACCAGATGAAGATATTAAAAATATGGATAAAAATAAAATAAATGAATTAAAGTTAAAAATAATAAATGACAAATTACAAAATAAATTTAAAGAAAATAATAAAATACAAAATAAAATTTTTAAAACTATTGAAAATATTGATAATAATATAAATATCTATAATGAAAAAAAAAATAAAGATGATATATATCAAATAATAGAAAATTTAATAGTATTTTGGGAAGATATTATTGGAAAAAATATAAATATTAATAATGAAAATATATATTTAAGACAAAATGTTTATATTATTAATCATAATTTTAGAGGTAATAATCGTGATGATATTATAACTATTGTTGAAAATGATAATAAAATAATATTTAAAAAAGATGATCAATTTTTTAAACAAAATATATATTATTATTTTGATAAAGTTCATAATTTAACTATGTATTATAATGCACAAGATTATAATTATTTAGGTTATAAAGAACAAGGTAAAGATTATGTTAGAATTTATGGATCATCTTGTGTTATGCAAGTTAAATTAGCAATAAAAAATAAATTATTATTTTTAGGATATTCATATTTAAATTATAAAATTCCAAATGATATTTTAATATTATTAAAATCTGATAATCTAGATAATTTAAAAATAGCCGGTAATAAATTATTAAATTATATATCTGAGATCACTCGCGAACGTATAAATAATTTAAAAAATTCATTATTAAATGTTCAAAAAATATTATATCAAATTAAAAATAAAATTAATATTAAAACACTTCATCCAATAAGTAAAAATTATATTAATAAATTTCAAATAATAACTTTTAATTCATTTTTTAGTGATATCAATAATATCTTCAAATCTATATTCTTTACTAAAATTGATACAAATACTTCAATCACATATGAAAAAGAACATATTTATGTTGGTAATTTAATTAAAATTAAAAATTCAGATCACTATCTAATAATATATCTATGTAATCAAATTAAAGATATAATTGATATTAATTCAGATATATATACTAAAAAAAATTTAATATATCTATTTTCTAATATCATTAATAATGAATTTAATTTTCATAATCTTAGAGAAAAAGCTAATTCAAATCCAGAAGTTAAAAAATTCACTCTAATGGAATCTAATTTCTATAATATTTTTGATGAAAATGAAACTGATATTTTTGAAAATCTATCAGAAGATGAAAGTGATGAAATTAAAGAAGAAAAATAT